TCCATACTCCTATTACTGACGTATAGCAGTTGAAGCATGACATCATGGTTCAGTTGCAGCAGATTGATAAGGGTGATAAGGTTATTATCATTCTCGATTCAATCGGTAACCTAGCATCAAAGAAAGAAGTTGAAGATTCACTTGAAGGCAAATCAGTTGCTGACATGAGCCGTGCAAAACAAATGAAGTCATTGTTTCGTATGGTGACACCACATTTGACCATCAAAGATATTCCAATGATTGTTGTGAATCACACATACAAAGAGATTGGTTTGTATCCTAAAGACATCGTTGGTGGTGGTACAGGTTCGTATTACTCCGCAGATACCATTTGGATTCTTGGAAGACAGCAAGAAAAAACTGGCACCGAAGTTACAGGATACAACTTCATTATCAATGTGGAGAAGTCACGATTCGTGCGTGAGAAGTCGAAGATTCCTGTAGCAGTATCCTTTGATGGTGGCATTCAGAAATACTCTGGTCTGCTTGACATTGCACTTGAAGGAAACTTTGTATCTAAACCATCGAATGGTTGGTATGCAAAAGTGGATCAAGAGACAGGAGAGATTGGTGACAAGAAACGATTTGATGATACACAAACCGCAGAATTTTGGGATGATATTCTTGCTAGTGAGAAGTTCAAAGAATATGTAAGGAAACGATATGAAATTACCTATGGAAACATTATGGGAAAAGATACAGTTTTGGAAGTCGAAGCCAGTGAAACTTAAACGTGGCGTTGATTACGAGTTCGTTGACTCTGATGACAATGCTGTAACTGGTATAGGAATCCTGCGTGGCAAGTATGCAGGAGTTCTATACCACTATGGCAAAGCAGGTATAGTTGAAGAGGGTGAGTTTGCCAGATTGAGATTTGGGTATACCATTGTCAATTCTGGTGAACACGACATCGATGACTTGACAAACGACCCCGAATTGCATACAATTATGGGTGACCTACTAACCGAGATACTACTTGACAAGACACAAAATGAAACGACTAGAAACATCTATTCTGAAGAACCTGATTTACAATGAGGACTATGCTAGAAAGATAATACCATTCATCAAAGATGAATACTTTTCGGACGCAACAGAACGCAGAGTATTCAAAGAAATAGATAACTTTATCAATCAGTATAAGAACCTACCTACCTACGAATCCCTTGTAATTAATTTTACAGAATCCAAACACCTAACCGAAGCAGAAGTTCAAAGTGCCGTTGAACTTGTTCGTGAAATACATTCCGACAAAGACGAACCAACTGACATGGCATGGTTGACTAATCAAACCGAAAAGTTCTGCCAAGATAAAGCAATCTATAATGCTATCATGGAAGCAGTTCAAATCCTCGACAACAAGAAAGATTCCAAACCCAAAGGTGCGATACCAAAGATACTCAGTGATGCTCTTGGAGTGTCATTCGACTCTACTGTGGGTCACGATTACATCAACGATTCGGATGCACGATATGACTTCTATCATCGACACGAAAACAGAATACCGTTTGACCTCGACCTATTCAATAAGATAACCAAAGGTGGACTGCCAACCAAGACGTTGAATATATGTTTGGCGGGAACTGGTGTGGGTAAATCATTGTTCATGTGTCATGCTGCGGCAGGATGTTTGTCGCAAGGTAAGAATGTTCTGTATATAACATTGGAGATGGCAGAGGAACGTATTGCCGAAAGGATTGATGCGAACCTATTGAATGTGGACATGAACTATTTGCAGACAATGACAAAGACTGACTATGACAGAAAGTTTGAAGTCCTACGAAACAAGACACAAGGTAAACTGATTATCAAAGAGTATCCAACTGCATCTGCTTCTGCTCTACACTTTCGTGCTCTATTAAATGAATTGCAGTTGAAGAAAAGTTTTGTTCCTGATATCATTTTCATTGATTACTTGAATATCTGTTCATCTGCTCGAATCAAGCCAGGTGCTAATGTGAATAGTTATTCGTATATCAAAGCAATCGCAGAAGAGTTGCGTGGTCTAGCAGTCGAGTTCTCTGTTCCTGTGGTATCTGCGACACAAACAACTCGTTCTGGATTTACAAACTCTGATCCTGGTCTTGAAGATACTTCAGAATCGTTTGGTCTTCCTGCAACTGCCGACTTTATGTTTGCGTTGATATCTACTGAAGAACTAGAACAACTGAATCAGATTATGGTAAAGCAGTTGAAGAATCGTTATGGTGACCCAAATAACTACAAACGATTTGTGATTGGTATTGACAGGTCTAAGATGAGACTGTATGATGTAGAACAATCAGCACAAGTTGATATTGCCGATGCAGGACACGATGACAAGCCACTGAATACATTTGGTGAACGAGAAAGACCGAACAAATTTGAAGGATTCAAGATATGAGTGACAACGTATTGAAATCTCCACTACGATATCCTGGTGGTAAGACCAGAGCAATCAAAACTCTTGATCCGTGGATTGTTGATTTCGCAGAATGGCGTGAACCATTTCTTGGTGGTGGTTCGATGAGTATTCATATGTCTAAGAAGTATCCTGACAAACCGATATGGGTGAATGACTTGTATGTTCCACTGTATAACTTCTGGACTGTGCTACAGAAGGATGGAGACAATCTATCGGATGCTATCCTTGCTATCAAGAAGACTTTGAATGATGCCACTGCCAAAGATAAGTTCAATGAATGTTTGGCGGAAATGAAAAACCAAAACTCATTTGATGCTGCGGTCAGTTTCTACATTCTAAACAAGTGTTCGTATTCTGGTTTGACGGAGAACTCAACATTCAGTATTACGGCATCACAACAGAACTTTAGTGAAATGAATATCGGTAAGTTGAAAGGGTATTCAAAGATAATAAAGAACTGGAAGATTACAAACATCGATTATTCCAAAGTGATGTTGGCACCTGGCAAAAATGTATTTGTGTTTCTTGACCCCCCATACGACATCAAAGACTTTCTGTATGGCACTGGTAAGAAGATGCATTCATCTTTTGTTCATGCTGACTTTGCCGACAATGTGGATAAATGCTCACACAACTTTATGATAACCTACAATGTCAATGACTATCTTGTTGACCGATATAAATCTTATTTCCTGAAGAAATGGAAACTACAGTATGGTATGGTTCATCGTAAAGAAGGTAACCTGAAAGAAGAGTTGTTGATTACCAACTACGATGTGGATGCCAAAAGGACAACACGAACACTGTGGGATTGATATAAATACTCCAATAACTTAGGAGATTGGTGTATGGCAGCTTTATCAATGACAGATTTTTTCAAATATGCTGATGATGATACAAAAGATCGCAAATTAAAAATCCTACAATTGTACAAAGAAGGTAAAGCATTCCAACTAAAAGATGGAACGAATGCCGTCTTCAAATATGAAAAGACAGTATATAATAAAATTGCTGGATTGAAACCTGGTGATAAAGAATCATATAAAGATGTAACATTCACTACCACTAAAAATCAGAAAAAGAAACTAACTGATTTAGAAAAAACCAAAGACCTCGGCGGTGGTGGAAAAGGTTCTGGCGGTGGTGCAGAAAATACGAAGATGAATGAATCATCTGTTTGTTTGTGGTGTGCTGTCTATGAAAAATATGGAAAATCAGACCTTGCTACAGTTGTTACTAATTACAGTAAAGTAAAAAAACTTTACGATGTAGATGAAAAAGATCAGGTGATGATAAGTCAAACAGACGCTGTATGGTTGAATCACTATGAAAAAGTTTCTAAATTTTTGATGGACGGTATGTTTAGGGGTGGTGATTATGAATTTCATCGTGGTAGTGCTAAAGTAAAAAAACTCTACGACAAATATAAAGAGTTAAATAAATTATTAGAAGTTCCATTTTCTGATGCAAATAAATGGAATCCTGGTGATATATGGGTTTTCAAAAGAGACTTCGAATTGGAAATCGATGATTGTCAAACCCTAGATTGTTTGAATCGTTATATAATAAATGCATTAGCAGACAGAACTATGGTTGGAGTATCATTGAAAAAAGTTGAAGGTGCAGCAGTCCATCAGAAAAATTTCAATGTGGGTGAGAAAAGACCTCCAACAATATGGAATGGTTATAGAGTTGGAGTTGAAGGTAAAGGTATATTTGGTTCTAAAGATGTTTA